CAGACTGTCTTCTGAATATCTTACCCGGAAATATATCGTAGTTCTGTCCGGGAACTAATGATGTCTCATCAACATCAAAAACCATGTTACCTGCTAACGACAGGTTGTCTATTGCCATACGAACATGCCCGTTCATTAACATCTGAGCATCTTCCATGTTCTCTGGAATACCAATACCCCAGATTTGGTATGGGCTTATTTCATATGGAAATACTTGAAAGGGCATACGCATGGGTATGAAAGGATTTGCTACAGATCTTATTATCTGGTTTCCACAGACCCAAACATTTACTTGTACTTGGTTAAGACTGTCTATACCTTCACTTTCAGCACCTATTTCGTCCATAAATTTTGAATCTACGCAACCCCAATATTCTAAAACTTCAAATCTATCATACGTACTAGATTGAGTTTGTTCTTCATCTCTTATAATACTTTCATAATATTTATCTTGATAATTACCACCGCCCATTAATACTTCACGGATAGCGTCTGCGTTAAACATAGGCATATCCATTAAGTTTTTAAGTTGTGTTCTATTCATTTTATGTCTTTGTATTACATAATCAGAATCTTCTATATTTGTTGCTATAGGATCTGGGTATAAGTCCCAACAAGATACAGATTCTACTTTAGGTATGTCTTTGTAATAAGGTGCGTATTGTTTTTCTCCATCTTCTGCAGCCTTTTCCCATTTGTGTATAGTTTTGGTATGTGTAAAAGGGCCTTTTACTATGCCTGTACCTAATAGTACTGATTCAAATATAGAATTTCTTAATGTGGTCGAAGCGTTAGTGTTTATTAGTTGATCATGGATTATCTTTTCCATTCTCAAAGCTGCTTCCTGTGCAGGAGATATCTGTGGTTCTCCTGTCCTTGCTTTTCCTTCTGCAATAGGTGCACCTTCAAACTCTGGAGCTAAACCTCCTAGATAATCTAAGTTACCTCCTGTTGCTTCAAGAGAACCCGGTGACATTTCTCTACCATCACCTTTATATCCATAAGGATCTGCAGGAGAGATTCCATCAAGAGGAGTTTCCATATGAGCAAACTTTGCTATGCCTTCAGGCACAGGAGTAGATTCTACAGTAAGAGGAAATTTCTTATTAGCAAATAAGATATCTACAATCTGTCCGTAGGCAGCAAGAACTTTAGTCTTGGTTATCTTTATAAATACTTTTGATTTCTCAGTTGTTGTATACTGAGTAGTACTATCATAAATACCACGAAAGTTTTTATAAGCTCTTAACCATCTTTCTTCGTGTACTTGCCTACCGTCTTCTGCTTCCCTTTGTTTCTCTTGTATATATCCAACAAGACCGGGAGCATCTTCAGAGGACATATCTACTGATACATCTACAGGTTCATCCATAATCTATCCTAAGTTTATTTTACTTTTGGTGTCTGGCCCATAATATAACCAGCTTGTTTCATATGCTCGCCACCAGAAGCTGATTTAGAATCTTCAGTCTGCTTAAATGCTCCTGAATTTTCTCCCATTAATGTAGAATCTAACTTCTCTCTAAAAAGTTTTTCACCTACTTCACTCATAGCTCCTTGTTTACTCATCTGACCCATAATGTAGCCTGATTTGTATGCACTTTTATTACCGTATGGCATGTTTAGTCTCCTTTTTTAGTTGTTAAAAATTAATTACGACCCAAATCCTTCGGGGAATACCCCTTGCATCTGCTCTTCTTGTTCGTCTTTCTTGAACTCCTTTTTAATCTTATCTTGTTCTTGTTCGTATGCTTGATCTCTTTTAAAAGTAGCTTCCATTTGTTCGTACAATTCTGGATCTTTTAAACGCTCAAAATTTTCATCTTCACCAGTTAAAATATTATCAGTTCCGGGGTATTTAAGCCCTTGGCCTCTCCCTCCTGTGTAACCGGGTTCCATTCCTATAGGAGCAACAGCACTAACAAAATCTCCTGCTCTACTTTCGTTTGAAAACATTGTTGAACCTACCCCTGTTCCAATAGCAGTAATTATTCCAAGTTTACCTCCGCCTTTAATAAAATCTTTCCAAGAACCTCCAGATTTTTTAATATCATCTAAACTTTTTTCTATTTTATTATCTACTTTTGATTCGTCAAAACTAGCAGGGGTCTGCTCTAACATTTGTTTTTTTGTTTCTTCTAAATTTTTTTGTTGTTCTAATAACAATTTTTCTTTTGCTGTAGCATCTAAACCTGTTTCAATTGTCTCTTTTTTTAATTGAGCAATATTTTTTTTTGTCTGTTCTATGTTTTGTTTCTGATCTAATTCAAGTTGTTTTTGACTTTTTTCAATAATTTTCCCTGTCAATTGATCTTTTTCAGGGTTGATGTCTAAAGTTATTTTATTGTTAGATATATTAGCATTAGATAGAGATAGAATTTTAAAACCATCTTTTACATTTAAAAGTTGACCTATTGTGTTTGTATACTTTTTAGTATACATGTTAATAACATCATCTGCTGCGTGTTTTGTTGCTAGAGGGTCTCTAACCAATCCTTGAGACCTGTAGTGTTTGTCTATTACGTCTTTTGAAGCTAAATTGTGACCTAAAAATAATTGAGCTGATTCTTTACCAAATAGTTTAGTAAGTGTATCCGCCTGTATTTTTCTTACTATTTCTGCACCGTTTACACCCTTTACAACACTAGAATATTTATTAAGTATTGGGCCTAGATTGTCCACAATAGCATCATTATACGCTTTTTTACTTATATTACCAAATAGCTGCCCGTTTGGATATTTTATTTTATTTTTATATTCTGCATTATAAGATTGAATAGTATTACCTTTTTTAGATAAATAATTCATTTTTTCTTGGTATTCTTTCATAGCATCTTCATACAAAGATTCTACCATGTTTGTTTGTAATTCATTTAATATAAAAGCATTAAAATATTTTTTTTCTCTACCAATTGGGTTTACGGGTAGCCTAAGTTCAAACTCTCCAGTTGGTAATTTTTGTAAAAGAGGTCTAGAAACACCTTTTGTTCCCCTTTGAGAAACTTCAGGATCTACCGTAAAACCTAATAAATCTTCAATTCTCATTGGGTTTGTATTGTGAAATGTAAAAGCAGTAGAAATGTTTTTAGACATTTTACTAGCAGCTTTAGTAATAGATTCCCAAATGGTTTTAATTGGAGGGTACCTACCTACTTCTGCTCTTGTTTTTGTTGTTTTAGCTTTACCTGTTTTTTTATAGCCCGTAGTAATTGGATTTCTAGGCATTTTCTTACCAGCTTCGTCATATGCAAGTGCCGTAATATTATCTTGCTGTTGGTGGATTTTTCTAATACCTTTAGTTCCTGTTTTTGCTTCAGTTTCTGCAGGACTTACGCCAAAAAATTCAAAGTACGGTTTATCTAAAGCATCTACCTTTTCAAATGTTTTTATCATGTTAAAAACTTGTGGGCCTCCCTTACCTGTCCCAAACTTTGTTTCTAATGTTTCTACAGCATCTGGATCAGAAAATTTATCTTCTGCCCCAAATTGCACACCTTCTTGATATAGTCTATAAATAAGAGAATCCTTAACAGTGTAATTCCCTTTTCTTATTTTATCAAGAATATCATTTTCCGATGGTATTTTACCATCTGGAAATAATTTTTGCATAAATGTTAATACAGTTGCTGCCATTTTTTAATACCCAAATACTTGATCTTGTGGTTCATATTGTTGTGTCTGCTTCATCATCCTATGTGGAGTGTGCACGTTCATTAGAGTCCTACTCATTACCATATACCTCAACGCATCATACGCATGGTCTTCAGCTTTCGTATCCACATCTTCAGGATTGGTTTTAGATATGGGTAGTGTAGGTAAAGTCCTGACTGTATTGTTACACGTAGAAAAAAAACGAACCCTAGGATTACCTCTGTCATCGCAGGCCAATCTCCTGTGCACTTCTATCTTTCCGGCTATTCTGTGTCTGTCTGCAGGTATCCACCTAGCTCCTCTTTTTATCATAGTTTCTGCTATTGAAGGCCCTAAACCTGTTTTATTCCAACAGGATGAGTCTAATGTAGTTAATTGCATAGGAGGATCGTCTCTTTCCATCTCTACAATCATATCTCCTAATCTTTCTCCTGTGTAGCCCTTTACATACAGTTCTCTATAGATCCAGATGTTATTATCCCAATCTATTGCACCCCAAAGGATACAAGATGGCGAGGCATACCCATAATCGCCTGATCTTATCCTCGACCAGCCTATAGGAACCTCAAAAGGCTCTACAACATGTGTTGCACGGCTAAATTCAGTGAAGGCAGAGCCGTCTGCTAC